AAAAGAACCACTCGGAGTCTCCCCAGATACATTAGCTATTAATTTAAATATTAAATTATGATTACCAGTATAACTACTACAATCTATATATAAAGTAGCGTCTGTTGTCCCTTCTGTAATATGCACATCATATTTTAAATCAGAATCAATATAAATTCTTGCAGTGGGAAAATAAGATGCGCTTTCATCGTAGAGTCTTATATCTATGGCTAAAAAATCTATATTATCAAAATTTACACTCTGTAATATCTGGCCATAATCTCCATAGTTAACATTTTGAGCTCTTAGCCTATAACTATATGTACCAGCTGTGCTCCAACCACTATCTTGCCCACCAGACATATTTCCGCTTGTATCTAATTCACTATATGTCCAAGTAGATACAGTTTCAAAACTGGGCTCAGTAATTACAGTAGATAAACTTAAATCACAAATATAAGTATCTGTTATTGTCTCATATATAGCTGTTGTGTCTCCAGTACTAATAGTATTTTTGTGTCCAGTGCTATCATCAAATATATCAGCTATTTTATAGGCTGTTATATCGTCCATAATGTCTAAATTATCAGTAGTTAACATTACTATATCTGCATTATTCTTAAAACTTTGCAATAATGTGTTTACCTCGTTTGCATATAATATATCTCCGTCTGTTTTTGGGAAACTTCCTTCTGTCATAATATCACCTACTCAAATAATACACAAGCCCAGCCACTTACTTTGCTTGTTACTGTTCCATCTGTATTTAAGTTTAGTTTAACCACTAAATTCCCTGTATCTGTTAATCCACTTAAATCAATTATTTCATTAATATTACTTTCGCTTGTAAATGTGCTTCCACCATCTAAAGAAACATTGCAAGTTATTGTTGCACCACTTGGTATTGATTCATATAATTTTGGTCTTACCATTGCAAAAGAATATCCTGTTCCTACGCTTTGCGAGGAAGATTGAATAAGTGTATCAGAAAAATTTGTTCTTATATTATCTATCCTAAATTCTGCACTACCGCTAACTTCTGATGGTTTATATAATCTGAAAATTAAATCTTGATTACCAGTAATTGAGCTAACATCTATATTCCAAGTACCACTAACAGTTATATTCGTCGTTCTTGTAGATAATATACTTTTAAGAATTGTTTCCCCTACAAGAACATCAGCTCTAACATTGTACGTAGAATTACCATTAAAAAATATACTATAATCTATAAAAAGATTAGATATATTTGTAAAATCTACATTTTGAAGTATTTGGTTATATGTTGATTCTCCTGCTGCACCACTATGTACTAATTGATATGAATAAGTTCCTTCAGTTTTCCAACTTGTAACTACTCCACCAGAAGTATTATTAGGGTCTCCACTTTCAGAGTAAATCCAATTAGATACAGTTTCAAATCCAGGCTCTAATATAATAGTAGATATTAAAGGAGTTGATAAATAAGAATCTATTGTATCAAAATAATATGCAGTAGTATTTGCAGTATCTACAGTATTATTATCTCCAGTTGTATCGGTGAATAAATCTACTATCTTAAATGGACTATCAATTAAATTCATTACATCTATACTTGTTGTGTTAAGTAAAGTGTTGTCTATTGCTAATTTTAATGTCTCTTCATAGTTTGCGTTAACTTCAGAACTCTTTATTACATCTCCCGCTGAAAATTGTGTAAATGTCATTTTAAATCACCTTTATAATATTGAGAAAAATAACCTATTAAATCTCCACCACCAATTCCTCTTTTATTCTTCCAATAATTGCAAAACTCTTCTAAAAGTCTTTCGGAATTGAATTTTAATGCCATTTCTATGAACTGAGAACTTGGTTTTAAATCATATTTTTTACAAACTTCAAAAACTTTATCTTTATTCATTTTTACACCCCTAAATTATTTTATCTGTTAAGTCCCAAGTTACTGTTATATATTGGTCCTTATTTATACTTGTATATGTATCTCGCCTATGTAAGTATGTTTTCGTAGAATCAAATAATCCCACTTCTCTTAAAATATATCCGCCATTTGCTTGTGTAGAATTTATCTCTATTCTTATAGAACCCGTTTTGTTTGTTTCGTTAAATGTTGGATAGCCGGAACTCCAAGTAATAAAAGTGTCGGCTACTGGGTATGTGTGTATCCAGTCCATAATAATATTGTCGTCTGCTAAATCCTCTGCTATTTTTATATTTACTCTTATACTATCTATTGTCGCTTCTGTTGCTCCACTTCCACTTGTGGAATCTGGATTATCTATATTACAAACTATTGCGTTCCAACCTGTTTGTAGTTGATCATAATTGAAATTATAAGTATTATAATTTGTAAATCCCCCTGTTCCTAAATCTACCGAAATTGTTGCACTATCATCTGTTAGTTGTGTTAAATCATTTATATAAAGACCTATAAACAAATAATCTGTAGAACCATCAAAACTACTTACAGTTTTATAATATGTTGCTGTTCCAGTTGAATATGTTGCTCTTAAATCTAAACTACCTGTGCCTTCTAATCTGTTCCCAGCGGTTGTATCTAAACTTACACTTGTTGCATCGCCAGAAACGCTCCATCCTGTTGTTGCATCACAAGCGTCTATTGTAGCTCTATTACTTGTCGTTACAGGTACTGGGGAATAAACTTTAGAATCTGCAATTAATGGTGTTTGATTACACATACCTAATTGTGCATAATAAATATAACTATAAGTTCCACCGTTATACAATCTGTCCATTGCTATATTTTTCCCTTGTGTTGTTATTAACCCACTACTCATAATAATCACTCATAATCTCCACTATCTATAATAACTGAATTGTCAACGCTTTCGCCCAACTTAGAACTACCAAGAACCCCATAAATTGGATGACCTAATATAAAACCACCTGTATCATATGTTGAATCAGGAGCCCATTTGCTTGTGTCCCAAATTCCGTAAATTGGATGGTCCCAAATTCCGTAATCGCCAGCTACACTATTTGTAGAAACTTCAAAGCTTTTCGCTAATAAAGTCATAGACCTTGTAGCATTTCTAAAATCTGCTAAAACTTCATAATCTCCAGAAAGCCTTGACTCTAAAGCGTCTAATCTACTTTGTATGTCATTTTCTAATTGTCCTAATCTATAAGCTTCATCTCCAAGTGTTATTTTAGCTCCACCACCTGGCCAACTTCTTTCTATTATAGTTATAATGAACTCTTGTTCTGTTAAACCATAATTACTATCTGTCACTAAGACTTTTTCCCCAAGTTTGTAATAGCCAATTTTATCTATTGAGGCCTTTAACGTAACGGTTGTAGTTAAAAATGGAGTTGAATATGTACTTAATAGATTTTGAGCTCTTGTTTCTGCATCATCATTAGATGTTACATCATCTTCTACAATTGTTTCTTTTATGCCTACTAAATTCCCATCTGTATCTGTACCTATGTTATAAGTTTCTATACTTACTTCATCCATTAAGTGTATTATAGGCGGAATTTGTGCGGATATTGTAACTCGTACGTTATCCGTTCCACTTGCCGGAATACTTCCGGATGTAAATATTATTAATTTATTTACTTTATCTATGTAATAATCATAAGTTAAACTTACGCCCGGAGTCCCCTGGACCTTTTCTGTCCATACTGAACTTTCATATACTTCTACTAAAACAGAATCGCTTGGAGTTAAGTCTACTTCAAATGTAGTCTCTGAACCAGTTCCGCTAAATAATTTTGTTCTTACACCAGATGCTGTTCCACCAATAAATGTTAAATCATTATAAAGCCTTGTGGCATCTTCATCCCATTTTGGTCTTTCTGTCAAATCTGTTGGAAATGTTAAAACTCTGCTATTACTCCAATATCCACGACTTACGAAATAAGCACTTTCTACTTCGGGGTCATATAAAATAATCCAATCTAAAGCTTTAGCTAATGTAGATACTCTTTCCAGTATATTTGTTTTATTACTTGTTATAAATTGATTTAATAAAAGACTTGTTCCACTATCTTCTACTATTGTCGGAAGTACTTCGTCCATTAAATCTTCGGCTATTGCACTTATTACGCCCGCTTGTGGGTCTGTGTCTTTGTCATATACTGAAACTCTTTTGGCTTTTAATAGTTTGTATATCTCATCTGCACAATCTACTTTTATATATAGATATTCGTCTACAAGTCTTGTAATAAGACCTTTAAATATGGTTCTATCTGTACTTGTAGTCCACCCCTCATACACTCTTATTGGCAACCATTCTATTAAATTATAAGTATCTTTTATAGTCTTAACGAAATTTAGATTTAAAGTATCAGCACGATTATTTAATTGACCTTTATAAGTCCAACCTTTACAATATGAACTTACATCTGTCCAAGTTGCTTCATTATCAAAACTGATTTCTACTTTCGTTAATTTATCTGCCATAATCTCAACCTATTGGTTTTGTTTCTGTTAATGTTAATACGTAGCTTATTTCGTTTGGTCTTCCACCTGCGTCTGTATAGCTTATATCTGTAACTAACATATCTAACCCACCACCAGTGCCAAATCTGTCAGTTAAAAGGCAAGCTGTCTTATTTTGTAAAGCACCTATTATCTTATCTAAGAAATTATCCCATATAGTGGTTGTTGTGCCTGTAAATATACCTTGAATAGTGTATATAAAATATGGATATCCAAAGTCAATCGTTTGAGCTTCGTCGCCAGATGTTATCGGAGGAATAGTTACTAAATTTGTTTTTAAAGCTATATCTACTGACTTTATTATTCCTAAGTCTGTTGTTATTCCGTCTATTTTAAATGTCCATACCATTAATAACCACCACTTGAACCATAACTTATCTTTCTTTGTATCTCTTTACTTATTTTATCTGCCAATTCTCTTAACTGAGTGTCTGAATTTAATTCTTGTACTGCAATATTTACATTCATTGTGGAAATTGTTGTTCCCCTATTACTTCCTAATAAACTATTAGGGTCTTTTGTTGCTATTAAATAATCTTGCGGGTCTGTTGTTATTACTTTACCACCAGGAGCAATTATCGCATCAGAAACACTACTACTCTTTCCACCACTACCACCTGGTAATAAGTTTTTTACCCAATTTATTATGCTATTAAATAAATTCTTTATAGGATTTATTATATTTTCTTCAATCCAATTTCCTACTTTATCTATAGCAGAAGTTATCTCTGTTGATATCTTTTTAAAGAAATTTAAGATAGGGTCTAAAACATATTCCTTTAACCAAGAAACACTTTTTTCGAAATACTCTTTTATATTATCAAAAATATTTTTAAAGAAGTCCTTTATAGGGTCTATGATATATTGTTTCAACCAATCATAAGATTCTGTTGCATAGTCAGTTATTGTTTCGCCAGCAGTTGTAAAAAATCCTATTAATGGAGATATAATATTGTCATATACCCAAGTTGAAATAGTTGTTGCATACTCGGAAATTGCTATACCTATTGATGCAAAAAATTCTCCAATTGGAACTATAATTTTTTCATATACCCAAATTCCAATATCTTTTATTAGTCCACCTAACTTAGTAAATAATATCTCGAAAATAGCTAATAATTGACCTACTATTGGAATATTCTCTAACCACCCTAAGGCCTTTTGTATTTCTCCTAATACTTTTAACGCTCCACCTTTTATTTTATCAGACATTTCCTCTGATTGTAAAAGTTCTTCACCAGCAGAAACTAATTCTTCGCCCTTTTCAACGTTTGCTTGAGACATAGCTTTTTGAAGAAACATACCTCTTAATAACATTAAGGCTAATGGTCTTAATAATTGACCTACAAAGTCAGCCAAAGGCTTCAATGCTAACATAAATGATTTTTCTACAATTGCAAATGTTCCTTTTAGGGCTGGGCTAACATCTTTTAATACGCCAAAGATTTTCTTCATTAATTCTAATGTCTGATTTGCAGCTACACCAAATGAACCAAATTTAGACTCTAATGAATTACCACTACTGGCCTTAGCTGTGGTTTCTGCAGATTCTATTTGTTTTTCTGCTCCTGCTTGTATTACTTTTAATATTATTTCTTCTGTTGCCATATTATAACCCCAAATCTGGACTTCCTTTTGCCCTTATGTTGTTTATGTGTAATATCATCATCAATTCACTATAACTCTCTCTGTCTACTTCGCTTGGTAAAAACTTAAATCTCCTTGCAAACTCTTCCTTTAATATTAAATCTATAACCTTATATGGAAGAAATCCTTCTTGTAAAAGAATTTCTTGCATATTTTCAGATTGGCTATAGAAGACTTCTATTTTTTTTTTAAATCTTCTTCCTCCACTCCGTTAATATACATATCTAATTTATTCATTAATGGAGTTGTTTCATCATCGTATAAGGTGTCGAATTCTTCTTTTGTCATTTGTGGTTCCAAGAAATTAAATAAATTATTTAATCTAAATCTATTTAATTCACTTGCACTTGAAAAACCATCTTCTTTAAATGATTTCTTTATCTCTGCATATCTTTCTAAGTATTCTTGCTTTTCTTTTGCCAAGAATCTCTTAAATTTATATTTCTTCTCTCTTATTTCTATTTCCATTCAAATCTCTCCTATGCTATATATGTTGTACTTAATTGGTCTTTCCAAGTTGTTGTCCCTAATGCAGTTGCAGTCCAAGAATATTCAGCTACAATTCTTTCGTTGCTCAATGCTACTGCTTCGTTTATGTTGTGTAAAGACACATTTGTTAATCCTAAACTTAACTCATTCAATGTGCTTGTCGATCCTGTACTTGCTACTAAACTTAATGCCCTTGTTGTACCTACTTCTGTTCCTGCACTCCAAGAACTTTGGAAATCATCATATACTGTTTGAGAACTAAACACTAAAACAAATGTTCCGTTTATGTTTATTTGTCCTTCTGTTATTGCTTGAACTCTTCTATCTCCTATACTTACTTCTTCTTGTCCTAAATTGTTATTATAGTTAAATGCAAAACTTCTACACTCTATTTCGCTTGCGTTCCAGCTAATTGTTCCAGCATAACTTGGTAATAATTTGTTACTTAATGATGTTACGGCTTCTCTTGAACCTACTGTGCTTGTGACTGGGGATGAACTTTTACCTACCCAATTGTATGTTCCTGTTAATATTCCATTTTTATCTAATGTTATATTTACATCATTTATTTTACAACCAGTTACTACTTGTCCTTTATCAGTTGTTTTATAATATTGACCTAAACTAAATGAGCTTAAAGCTCCATCGCTAACTGCTAATGTGTGTGTTGTTGGTGCAGAACCACTTGGAGTGTCTGTTCCCAAAGCGTACGCTAAAAGTTTTCCGCTTTGTATTTTACCCGTTAAACTTCCATTTACCTTATATGCACCATAAGTTAATTGATTATTCTTTCTGCTTCCTGTTCCAAAATTCTCAGTAACACCTTGGTCTTGTGTTATATTTCCTGTTGCATCAAGTAATCCTATATCTACATCCGGAGTTACTGCTGTACCCCAAGAACTTTCTAACTTCATTCTATAAAACGAAGTATATCCTGTATCATATGACATTATTTACCACCTTTTTTCTCTACTTCATAATCTTTATGCTTTTTGAAGAACTCTAAGTCTTCTTTGTCTTCTACTTCACAAATGCTATCTATAAATTCGTAAAATCTACCTGAATCTACGGATACCTTGTAAAGTTTTTTTGGATTTTTACATATAACTTTCATTTATATCGCCTCGTTTGGACTTGTTAAAGTCAATTCAATTATTCTTCTATAATTCATAAATAGGTTGGAATTCTCAGTATTACTAAAAGGAGTTGTTGTGTTTACTTCTATAATAACTTGTTGTCCTTCTGTGCTGTGAGACATTGTCCCTGGAACTATGTAATTTACGTTTGTTCTTATAATTCGCTTTACTTCACGCTCAATTAAGTTCGCTTGATCGTCAGAAAGGTTTGTTCTCAAATCTACTACAACTCTATTTACTACATTACGAGAAACATTACCTATTGCACTTGGAGATTCGTTTCCAACTCTATTATAAGTTAAAATATAATCTGAATTATCAAAGCCATTAGCTCGTTTATAATCTTTATATTCTTTAAAAATAGGTGTCCTGCTTGCTGTATTTCCAGCAGTCCAATTACTCTCTAATAAATCTTTTATCAGTCTACTACCATTTATCAAGCTTTCACCTCTTAATGAATAAATATATTTAGAAACGTACGTTTCTCAGGTTTGCTTCTATTGTTTTTATTTGTCTTAAATAACTATCTCTTTTTGTCGATAACTTATTCTCTCCACTCTCTGATACACTACCTATATAATCATCAGCATCTACAATGTTTAGTGCTGTTTTTAAAATACATAATTGTTTTATTACGCCTGGAACTGATGAATTGCCCCATTTGTATGTTATTTTAGCTCTATGATTTCCGTAATCTGAAACATTTATATAAATTATTCCTAATTTGTAATCTATGTAATAGTCTTCGTTTCTCCCTTCCGTTTTAGTTGTTATGTAATCTACGTAACTATCCGTGTCCCAAACTTCTATTTTCCAGTCGCTATCCCTTGTTATTAACGGACTATTGTTTAACATTACTCCTATAAAGCCTTCGTTGTCCTTTCCACGTATGTTTAAATCGTGGTATTCATCGCTTATAGTGTTTGATTTATAACTTGTATTTAAAAAAGCATCTATGTTGCTTTCGTTCATTAAAATATAATCGTTTATTGTTGCATCGCTTAGTTTTGTTTGGTTAGAAAACGCAAAAGTGTCTCCAAATACGAACTTAGCTACTTGTAATGGAGTGCAATATGTACTTGAATAGCTTGGTAATCTTATATAATAACTTGTATCGTTATAAGCTATTTCATAATAATTATTATATGTTGTATAACCTGTTTTACTTACTTGTATTCTGTGAGTGTTGTTCGCTGTGTCTAAACTTACGTTAGAAGCTAAAACGCCAGATGAGTTTGTAGAGTTTGAACTTAATAAAGTGCCTGTTGAATCATATATAGATACAATTGCAGACTCTAATAAGTTTCCACTTTCATCTTTCACTACTACATTAAAGTTATAATTTGTCATTACACAACCTTCTTATTATCTCTTCTAAACTTTCATTATTAACTCTTAATTTATCTAATTTCTCTTTAAGCTCTTTACTTATTAAAACCTTTACTTTCATATTCTCACTTATATTTACTTAATGTCATATCTATTGCGTTTCGTACGAACGGATTAGGTTCTGTTCCATATTTGCCTATTTTGTTTATTATTTGATAAGCTCGTTGGTTGGCTTCTTTTTCACTTAATCCTAATTTACGCATACACCACTCAAATATTGGAGTATATGGAGGATAGTGTGGATCTGTGCCATATTCTATAAAGTCCGCATATGGAGCTAAAAAACCAAAACTTACACCTGCTTCGGATGTTCGCATAGTTCCATCGCTACTTTTTAATAGCTCACCATTATCTATTGTTCCTGAATCTACAAGATTCTGTTTGGCTTGGGACTGAATTTCCAGAGCCAAAAGCTCTGCGAACTTCAAAATCCCTTCTTCTACTGATTTACATTCTATTTGCATTTACTTCCCTATTAAAGTTCCGTAGATTGTTACACCAGAGATATCAGTTCCGTTTGCTAATTCTGCACCTGTTGCTTGAACTAAGAAAAATATCTTGTTGTTGCTTGGGTCGTAAGCAAATCTGTATGCTGTTGTTGGGTCTAAGATTACACTTGTGCTTGCTTCTGTAAATCCTAAGTTGCCACAAATGTCGTATTCTATTCCACCAGTTGCATAAGTTGTGAATGCTCCTGCTGTTCCACCTACTTTAAATCTTTTTATTTTTACTCTTTCTTTAAATAATTCCCAAAGGTAACCTTTTAATTTACCCCAAATTACTGAACTTCCTACTGCCATTTTCCACCACACTCCCTAATAGCATTTATTTTCTTTTTTTTAATTTATTACTTTTTTTCGGTTCACTTGGTTTTACTTCTTCTTTTTGTTCTTTTACTTCTATTACTTCTTCTACTTCGGATGTTACTTCTTCTTTTACTTCTGCGGGTTTTGATTTGTTGTATTCTTCATAAACCGATTTGTTATATTCTTTGAAAAAACTTAACTCTTCTTCATTTAAAATAACATTTATTCTTTTGTCTTTGATAAATTCACAAACTAATTGGTAATTTCTTTTTATTATGGATTTACCACCTATGTTGCTTGTTTCAAACTTTTTAGGAACACCATCAATAAAAACCATTATTTGTTCTTTTTCTGTGTAATATGGATTTCCAAATATAGGAAATTCGATTGCTGGGTCCATTTTACAAAAATATCTGTTCCCATATCTTGTTTTTGCCATATAATTACTTTCTTTCATCTTTAATTCTATTATCGCCATCATTTCACCTTTTTAAATAAAAAAGTATAAGGAAACCCTTATACTGTATATGCTTTCAAGTCTCTTATTGAACCTTGTCTAAATCTGCTGGATACTACTAATTCTCCTCTTGTAACATAAGCACTCTTTTCTTTGAAAGAATCCAAATATACAGGGTTATTACCAGTATGTAACATTGTTGGACTTGCAATATCAATACTTAATTGAGGTTTTCCTTTTTGTTCGGAATCATCAATCAAATAGATTCTTGAAATTCCATCAGCTTGAACGTCTGGACTTTGGAATACTGCTGCACCATTGATTGTTGCAATTGCCATTCCACCATCAATTCCGTTTACTACTTTTGGTCCTTCTGGAGTCATTGTAAAACTCATTTCTGCATTGTTTCCATATCTCATTTGAGTTAAAGAACTTGCTTGCATTTGTGCATAAGTGTCTGTTCCAGTTATGATTTTTTGAACGATTCCTCTGTTTGCTCTAATATCAGCTATTGTATTTAATAACAATACAGGGTCGTATTCTCTATCTGTTCCTGAATTATGAGAACAAATTGGGTCAAAGTATGTTGCTGTTGAAACGTTTAAACCATATAAATCGTTGTCTCCTGCTGTATAACTTAAAGCTGTTACTGCTGCTTCGGAAATTGTTACTCTATCAATAGATTCAAATCCCTTTGCTACGCTTGCTAATGTATCTGCATCAACGAATAACATATCGTTTATTCCAGAGATATGTAAATCTCCTTCAGTTGCCATTATGTCGTTTAAGTCTACCCAATCGTTATTTCTCGCTTTAATTACTGCATTTTCGTAAACTTCAAAAGTTGTATTAAATGTTTTAAACCCAATTGTTGCAGTTGCTACGCTTGGTTTGTCTGTGTCAGCTAAAGCATCAGTTTCATTTAATCCTGAACCTTTACTTCCAGTTGCTGTGTAAAATCTAATTCCGTCGTGTTTGTAAGTGTCTTTCTTTAAAATTGAAAAACCTTCATTTCCAAATGTTGCATTCCAATAAGCCTTTGCTCCGTTTACTGTGTTATAATATCCATTTGTTGTGGATATAATTGGGTCGTCATCTTTAGCCATTGCTGTTGCTACAAAAGGACCATAAAATTTATCTAACATTTCTGTATAAAAACTCATTCTATCACCTTATATTTTCTTTTGGGAAACCGCTTCCCATATTGATTTTGGTTCGTTGTCTTCATTAGCTTCAATAGTTGAAACGCTTGGAGTTGTTGCAACTGCCATTTTTTTCATTCCTTCTAATTCACCTTTCAAAGCGTCTACGCTTTTTTTCATTTCTTCTAATTCCTTTTTTTCTTCAATAGGAGTTTCCTTAGGTTTTTCTTTTGGTTCTACCTTTGGGGCTTCTACTGGCTCTTTTTTTTCTTCTTGTTTTTCTACTGCTGGTGCAGATACCTTAGAAATTAATTCTTTTAACATTTCAATTACTGTGTCTAATTTATCTGGTGCAGTAGGTGTCGGATTTTTATTTCCTTCCATTTTTTCCACCTCGCTATCTTTAATATCGATTAAAGTATCATAGTTATTTATATCTAAAACACCGCTCTTACTCGCGTTTATAATGTTTGTTAAAATTTTATGTAAATCTACATCTTCCATTTTTGTTTCATTAAAATATTCAAAAATTCTTGTTATTAAAGGCACGTCCATACTTATTACATCTGGTGTGTCTTGTTTTACTTCTTCGGTTTTAGTCATATTTTGGTAAATAGTTTGTGTTAAAGCATAAAATTTATCATTTTCTTCTAATTCTGGGTATTCTTCTTTTACTTTCGCTTTTGCTTCGTTCCATTTTTCTTCGTCTACATTTCCAGGTTTTTCCATATTATCGCTCTTTGCCATTGAACTTGCTACTATCTTTGCTAATGGATTTGCTGGGTTCTTTAGACTTCCGTCTACTTTTGTGCCAAATACTAATGCAATTTCCATTAAAGGTATTGTTACTAATTCTTTTAGAACTCTACCAGCTTTGTTAATAAAATCTCTATAAACAGGAACTCCACCACCTATGCTTAATCCTGTGGCTTGTCCAGATTGTATTCCGCTCCAAACTGTATCATACATTGTATTTTCTGGATCGCTTGGATAAATATAACCATATACTTTAAACGCTCTTATTCCGTCTAAGTCTACTTCTTCACCATCAGTTATTGCACCAACGATTTTGTTAGAATGATTCCAAGTTAGAGGTATTTCACCTTTGGCTTTTATTTTGTTTTTAAAAAAAGA